GTGCAACATCAAAAGTGACAACAAGACCGAGCAACAGTGCTGCTTCTGCCGCATCGTGACAGCTGTGTGCTTCCTTATCTCGGTCATTCTGCTGATAGCAGGATTTTTACTGCCGCCGATGGGCGTAATAGACGGGTCATTGCTCACGGCGGTTGGTGAATTACTTCTGTTCCCCGTCATCATCTACGGTTTCCGTGCCATTGAGCTGGGGCTGGAGGTGAAAATACAGAAGGGTGACACAACGGTTGAAATACACAAGGACGATGATGATGGCAACGAGAATCAGTAAGAATTTTACGCTCGAAGAGCTGCGCGACAGCGCAACCGCCAAGCGGCTCGGAATTATCAACACCCCTGGTGTGGACGAGGTGTGCGCCATGTGTGCGCTGGTTCATCATGTGTTGCAGCCCTTGCGGGATGCTATGAATGAACCCATCAAGATTGGCTCGGGCTACCGATGTCCGCGTCTGAATAAAGCTGTAGGCGGTGTTGCCAATTCTCAACACATCAAGGGTGAGGCCGCAGACCTTTGCATCGATGGCGACATTCAGAAGGGCAAGCGGTGGTTCGACTGGATTAAGACGCACTGCCAGTTCGACCAGCTCATCTGGGAGCACAACGCCAAAGGTTCGTATTGGGTGCACGTCAGCTACCGCGCCGACGGCAAGAACCGCCAGCAGGTTATTGACAACCTCTTAAAAAAATAGTTAATGTAGTTGTTTTTTTGAAAAACAATGCTTACTTTTGCAGCGCAAACATTACAATATATCAAGAACTATGAAAAAAGTATTATCTATTTTTGCGCTGCTGCTGTCAGGACTGACGGCGGGCGCACAAGACATCGAACTGACTCCAGGCGGAGCCTACGAGCGCAAGGAGGTGGTTACGGTGGACTCGGTGAGTGCAGCCACGCTCTACGATCGTGCCATGATAGCCCTCACGGACTGGACCGGTCCAGACGGTAAGGCTAAGGCCGGCATCGACTACCAGAACCAAGAGACGCACACTGTGATCTACAAGGGAACGTTTTCGCTCGGATTCAAGAATACATTCCTGGGCGATGGGTGGCACCGTTATGCCAACTTCACGCTGAAGGTGAGGTGCAAGGACGGTCGTGCTCAGGTGACGGTGACGGTCGGGACGATGACCGGCATCTACAACCGCGGCAATATTGAGCGGTCGTGGACGATTGCCGAGATAAAAGAAGCCGTCAATAAGAGCAAGGGCGCCAAGCGCAAGCGTGGCGAGATGCTGCTGGCAGACATCGTAGAGACGGCCGACGGGATCATGACCGCGATGGGCGTGAAGCTGAAGGCCGCGGACGGCGGCGGTGATGACGATTTCTAAGGACAGCGCGGACATACGCGCCGCACGACAGCACAGCGGACGAAGACAAACAAAGGGTTTGCGGTCTTCGTCCGCTTTTTTTTTGCAGTAAACCCGAGGTCGTTATTTGTCCGAAGTATAAAACGGAACAAATAACGAAAAATTACACATGTGGTACACTCGCTGGCAATGCCAGTTTCAATCGTTTGACGGCACGAATTATGCCGTCAATATATGCACCAAAGTGCAACCTGGTTACGTTCAGATGCTGACAGGTGCCGATGATCCGTTCGTCACCCAGGAAGATGACAGTGATGATGTCTTCACCCCTATCCGCACCCAGACAGGGTATCTGCGCGTCAAAGATCCCGACGGATCGTTACTGGCCAACCTTATACCAGCCAACAATACCGAGCGGATGGTGCAGCTGTGGAGTGGAACCAACAGAGAGGGCGTTTTTACTCCTTCAGTCCTGCGTTGGCAAGGATTCCTTCAGGCACAGGCTTACGCTCAGCCTTGGGACGGCAATGCCTATGTGCTGGAGATTCCAGTCAAGTCGCTGCTTGGTGCACTCGAAGATGTCAGCATCGACGAGACTTCTGCATCCGCTGAGATGAATGTTGCCGCACTCATCCTCGCTGCCTTCGACAACTTTGGACTGAGAGACGACAACGACATGACGCACCTTATTATTACTTCCGACGTCAGCGATGCACCAAACACATTGCTCAAACCGTTCATCCAGATGTCGGTGTTCTTCAACAATGAGACCGTCAATAATGAGGGCGACAGCTACGAGCAGTTGGTAGGATGTTCGTACTACGAGGCTCTGTCGGCTGTTGTGTCACTCTATGGACTTCAAATGCGAGAGAGTGGCGATAAGATATACATGAGTCAATTCGATGGCGCAAACCTTGAGATGTGGAATATCGGATGGAGCGACCTCCGGTTCCTTGCTCAAGGTGGTTCATTGTGGGATACCCCTGAGTCTATGCCGTCCGTTGATATGCTCACCTCTCTCACATTTAAGGGTGACAACAATATCGCGGGGTACAATCAGGGATGTAAGAGTGCAAAAGTTGTAATAAACATGAGAGGTCTTGATCTCAGTATAACGCTGCCTCAGACTTCCGAAACAAGCGAAACCCCATCAGAACTGAATATGAGCAATGGCGTTGTATTCGTACAGGCACATACGAATAGAACAGGAGGACGTGAGATATACACATACGAAAGAGTGGATGTGACCACCAGGGTAAATCCTAACAATACTTATAGTAATGTTTTTTCTTACGGAGGTCCATCTTCTTATGCAGAATGTCTTTCTGATTGTGTCATAAACAAACCGAATTACATACCGATGTCTTATATTAAGCAAGGTGCATTCCCATGTAGGTGGTTTTTCCGCCCTACGGATGATACAAATCCGGTTGTACTGTCTAATGGGCTTTTTCTTAACATGCAATCCGTCAACACAGGACTTGACACTCCTTATTGGTCTCCTATTTACGAAATACGGTCATTGGTAGAACAGGTTATTCAAGATGGCTATATTCACGTCGAATTCCGTCAGCATAGTTTTATTGGTTCTGGCGGAAATTCAGGATATTTCAATAGCGACAGCCGATTGACAGACGGATTCTTAACAAAAATGTGGGTACAGGTCAGGGTTGGTGATTATTATTGGAACGGAACAAATTGGTCAACTGATAACACAAGCCGTTTTTCCATCAATTTTAAGAATGAAAACATTGAAACCAACAAGACCAGCGACATGCAAGTGTCAGTCAATGATGGATGGTTTATTCCTGTGACATCTACGATGAGGGGATATGTAAGGTTTTCTATCATTGGGGTAGTAGAATCAGGCACCGACTTCCAGACGTCGCATATTTATTCCAATTCGAGAATTATTAGTAATCTTCAGGTATCTTTTTTACCAAATAATCCGTTAGCAGCTTCTTATCGTAACACCAATGTGTACCGAAAGAATATTATACTAAGCGGATTCAGTGAAGAAAAAATAATAGAGACTATTTTAGGAACATACAATAATAATGTTCCAAGTTCATCTTTTATAAAATTAAATAGTACCACCTACATTGAACTTTTCCCCTACATCGACGCCTCTGCGACCACCAACCAGCGACCGGAGCTCCATCTACTTGACCGAATGGTGTCGCAGTTTGGTGTCGTAAGACGAACGTTCAGCGGTATTGTGCAGCGTGGCGTTGAACTGATGCAGACCCGCTACACCTACCTTGGACGCAGGTTTTTCGGTGTAAAGAAACAGACTAACTGGTGTGATGATATTGAAGAGGTGAAATTTATTGAAGTAACATAATATAAAACATGTACGATTTATGTTGTTTAGTTATTTAAGTTTGTTTTTAGTTAGTTGGGCGACAGCGGTCGCCTTTTTTTTGCCACTACGGTAAACCCGTATCACCAAAGCTCGGATAGGTATATGGGAAGACTAACTGAATATTTCGGCGAAAGCAACAGGGGACGCTCATCCCGTGCGGTCGACCGCAACGGTGACGTGGAGGTTATCGGTGCTCAGGAGCTGGCCGACGCCATCGGCAGCATCATGACGACCGACCCCGACATGGCAGGACTTGTGCGCAAGCTCATCCGCAGACTATTGCTTGAGGCCCGAAACAAGCTGTCGAAGGATGCGAAAAACTACATGGACAGCGACCCACGACGTGCAGCGAGGGCAGTGAAGTTTGCCGTCTACAAGCAGATGTTCGGCGGCAACCTGAGCATACTCCAGAAGCGAGCAGGCTCGGCTGGATCACGCTACGAGCTGGTGCGCCATCGCAAGGTGGAGCAGAACCCGACGATGCGCGGTGGCAACCGCCGCCCGCGCATGGACGACGGGCGCAACCGACTGGACTACTACTACGGTGCTGACCGTGGCTTCATCCTGCGCTTCATAGGCAGTGGCACCGTCCAACGTCTGTCACGGTTCGGCAATCGCGGCAGCATCAATCAATCCAACTGGTTCGGCCATACGGCACCGTGGCAGATGCAGGCCGCTGCCGAAGAGCTGGCTGAAGCAATAGAAGAATATGTAACACAGCAGACAAATGGCTAAAGGAGATGTATTAGTAAGAATGAAGGCCGACGTTGGCAACTACAATGCCAACATGGCCGCAGCAAGCCGGACACTGAAGAACTTCCGCGACGAGAACCTGTCGCTTGGCGGTGTGTTCAAGAACATTACGCGCTCTTTCACGGGCTATGCAGCAGGACTGATGAGCATCGGGGCCGTTGCTGGAAAACTGCACGAGACGGTGACGGAGGCGGTACAGCTGGCCAAGTCGGCAGAGGGCATCCGCTTGGCGTTCAACCGACTGAACGACCCGAGCATACTCGACGGCCTGCGCCAGGCCACCCACGGCACTGTTACTGACGTAGAGCTGATGAAGGCCGCGGTGAAGTTCAACGACTTCAAGCTGCCCGTAGAAGAACTGGGCACGATGCTCGCCTTCGCCCAGCAGAAAGCCAAGGACACCGGGCAGAGCGTGGACTATATGGTTGACAGCATCGTGACTGGCCTTGGCCGCAAGTCGCTCATGATCCTCGACAACCTCGGGCTGTCAGCCAGCGACATCAAGGAGCGCATGAAGCAGACAGGCGACATGACCAAGGCCGTCGGCGAAATCATCCGCGAGCAGATGGCAAAGGCGGGCGATTATATAGAGACTGCATCCGACCGTCTGGCACGGGCTATAGCCGAAAATGAAAATGCTATGCTAAAGCTGGGTGACGCCATGCGCGACACATTTGGGGCTTCGGGGCTGGACGAGATGTCAGCTTCGCTGGAAAAGAACCTAATAGTGGAATTGACGGAAGTTGTAAAAAACCTTGGCGAGGCGAAAAACCTTATCAACGACATTACTGGTTCGGAGAGCGGATTCAGCGAACTGGCTAACACCATAGGCAGCGTGGCGAAAGAAGTCTTCTATTGGGGAACTGGAATATACAATATTTGGCGACTTTACAACAAATTCAAGGGCGAAGACGAAATACCTGTCCTTGGAACCGTTATTGGGAACATACAAAAAAGCCCACAATCACCCGACACCCACCCATTATTATCTACCGGCGGAGACAAAAGGAAAAGGTCTGCACAAGTTTTCGGCGCGGACACCATCGGGGCGATGGAGCAATATATTTCGGAATTGCAGAAAAAATGGAAAGCCGCCGGAGAAGATGTGCGCGACCTTTACACAACGCAGATTGAGAACGCCCGCAATGTACTCGCCCAAATGAAAGGAGAAATGCCAGAAGGGAGTGTTGCTGCGCTGACGAAGGAAATGCAGGAACTGCGCAAAGAACAGAGCAATGTGACGAACGTGAGCGACTGGCGCGACTATGAAAAGAAGATCAAGGACGTGAACAACCGTATAAAGGAGCTGAAGGGTGAGCTGGGATTGGAGGCACTCAGAGGCATGAAAGGCGTGAGCGTCAGTGACGTCGTGCAACTGCCCACCCGTAAGAGCATTCTGAAGAAGGGCGACGCTGCCATCAAGAACTTTAAAGTCCAAGATAAGCCGACAAAGCAGGAAGTCAAGCTGACTGACATAATGAACCAGATGAGCGGTGGCATCAGCAGCATGGTAAGCGGCCTTGAACAACTGGGAATTGAACTTCCGCAGGGAATGAAAGACGTGCTTGGAGGCATACAGTCTGTAACGAGCATACTTACTGGCATATCGACCATTGTGTCAGCAATAGAAGTCATCAGTACAGCAAAATTGATTCCATTTGTAGGTGCCAGCGGTGGCGTAGTCAAGGCAGCTGTTGGCTACGTCTCCGGGCGTACGTTCAGCGGCGACATGATACCCGCACGGTTGAACGCCGGCGAGACAGTGCTCAACCAGGCTCAGGCAGGCGTGATAGCCAACGCCTTGCAAGACCGAGAGTTTGGCGGAGGGGCGTCATTGCAGCCCTACGTTGATGGCGAAAAGATATTCCTCGGCATGAACAACACGTCGAAGCGCATGGGCCGCGGCGAGATTGTGACCACCAGCACCCTCCGTAGGCTCGGCTTAATCTAACATAAAAAAACGGAAGAATATGGCAATCATACATGGCAGACAACTCATCGTGAAGAAGAACGGCACCGCTATCGCCGTACAGAAGTCGTGCGACATCGACGTGCGCTGTGCGGGCATCCCCGTCAGTTCTCCGACGCAGGGACAGTGGGAGAACAACATCGCCGGGCGCAAGTCGTGGTCGATGACGTGTAACACACTTGTCACTTCAATCAAGAGCAACGTGGACATGGTGGGGCAGACCGTCACCATCAGTTGCGGCGTAGATGATGACATCGTGAGCGGCACGGCTCTCATCACCGGTTGGAAGGTGACGGGCACCATTGGCAACCTCGCGCAGGCCGTGGCCACCTTCTTAGGCAGCGGCCCGCTGACGTGAGTAAACCCCTACACATAAAACAGGCAATAAGAAAAGGAAAGAACTATGGAATTGTTCGGAAGTAACATATCATTTTTTCGTAAGCGCGAGGTGGCGAGTGCCAACGGTACGCCGGGCACCATCACCACCACCGACCCCGCCGCGCCGGAGAACCAAACGCAGCCGAAGGGCGGCAACTGGGCGGCTAATGTGGTCAGCCCTCACGGCATGTCGTCGCTCATGGTGCCCGCGTGGCATCGTGGCGTGTCGCTCATCATGCAGACGATGGGGCAGATGGAAGTGGAGTATCAGCGCAAGGACATGGATGGCGGCAACTTCGTGGAGAGCCTTTACGGCGACAACGGCAAGTTGAACTACCTGCTACAGGTGCGGCCAAACCCCTATATGTCGGCCTCGCAGTTACAGGAACAGATTGAGTTCCGTAAAATCTACTTCGGCAATGCCTACGTCTATCTGGAGCGTGACATGGCCGGGGAGTGGCCCCGTGCCCTGTGGCTATGTCAGGCTGGTATCATCAACACGGGGACTGAGACCTACACCATCCAGTACACACCCAAGCCGGGTATGTCGAAGATAAAGACGGTGCCGATGGAGGACGTGCTGCACTTCCGCAACACCTTCCTGACGCCAGACCTGCTCTACGGCATCCCGACGCTCCAGTTCGCCATGCGGTCGCTACAGATTTCGGCCACGGGCGATGAACAGACCCTTCAGGATATGGCCAAGGGCGGTCGCTACAAGGTGTTGCTCCAGGAGAAGGAGGCGGCACCCGTCGGCACCCGTGGCCGCGCCAACGCGAACCAGCTGAAAGAAATCACGCGGCGGTTCCGAGAGGACTGGGCCAGCAACGACGTGCTGCTGCTTGACAACGTGGCCGGTGCTCAGATGCTCAGCCAGACCTCCCAACAGTTGCAGCTCTTAGAGAGCCGCGGTTTCGAGGTGAAGAGCCTGGCGCGTCTGTTAGGCATCCCCCTGGTGATGATGATGGAGGGCGACGGTGGCTCATACAAGATGCCGGAACTGGCCACGCAGGAGTTTATGCTGCGAACCATCCAGCCGCGCATCCGCGAGCATGAGGACGAGATGAACAGCAAGCTCCTCGGCTTGGGCGACTTCGGCAAGCGTCGCATCCATATCTGCGAGAAAGCCCTGCGTCGTCTCGACCCGATGCAGCAGGCCAACCTCGACAAGAGCCGCTTAGAGACGGGAGCCATGACCATCAACGAAATTCGCCAGCAGTACGACCAGCCCGCCGTGGAGAACGGCGACGAGCCGATGGCCAGCGCGAACATGATGACGCTGAAGGCTCTCATCGCCAAGAGCGAGGGGGCAACGGAACTGAAGCCGGGTAACTACACCGTGAGCGACCCTGCGGGAAAATCGCAGGGCACAGCGGCCAACGGAGAGGAGGGCGCATAATGGGCTACAGCAGCGGTATGTTGGATAAGAAGGTCGGCATCTGGTCGGTTGACCGTCAGGCCGATGGCGCAACCGGCGTGAGAGGCACGGGTGGCGTGAAGTACGTTTGCAACGGCTGTGTGTGGGGCAGCGTG